CTAGTTAGATAGAGCGGTCACATCTTGGGGCGAGCCTTCCCCTGGCATGGGGACCCCCTGACCCCCATTATCGGGGAGAGGCGTGCCCAATCTATTCCACAAATCATAACTATCGTAAATGTTTTGAAACTTCTTTCTGAAAAAGAAGAATTCTGAATCAATTTTCAGGTTGAGACCATACCACACCGAAATAGCCACGAAAACAGGAATAGGAGAAAGACGGAAAAAACTATAATTGTTTGCCTTCCTATGTTTTATTTCAATCTCAAACAGACAACGAATCTGCCTATCTATCAGCCTATCGAACTGGGATATAATTATAAAGTCGAATCCCAAATGCCTATGCTGACAATAGAAGTCTATCCATTTCAGCCTATCACCCTTTGATAAGTCTCTAGGATTGTAAATACGCTGTGCTTCATCAATAACAACAAGTGTCTGCCCTTCTTTCCCTCTAACATGGTTCTTGATAGCATAATCCTTCAAAAAATCCACACACATAAGACCATCACTTTCAGTATCTTCAATAGGTTCTAAAGGACAAAACAAGAAGTTACCTAGTTTCTTTTTCCCACCGTCTGAGAGATATTCAAGATTGACTTTAAATGAGCAAATGACAGGTTTCTTTGCAATCCTAAGCCGGTTCGTTATTACCCGGGCAACGTGCAACGATTTTCCACTACCCGGAGTACCACTATAAAAAATAATCACAAATACACCCCACTTCTAATTTAAAGCCTTGATATAACGCATAGGAATCATGTACACATAATAGACAAGTATCGCCGTACCCCAAGCTTGCAATAATGCGAGAATCTGCGTAATAGGCAGAAAGTAACAAGCATATCCTAACCAGTCACTATTAATTGAAATGCTATACAACCCCGCAAAAGGACTTGTAGGCAATACAACCATAATCACCTTCAATAGAGATGCAAACCCATTCAGTATAGACTGCAACAACGCCATTATCATAAAATCACCCTTTATAATGTTTCTCGTAATTATAATCAGACCGATTACAAACGAAATGTAAATAAAGAACCTACCAATGGAAAACAGCCAGTTATATTCCCTCATATCAATCACCATATCAGGCATACCCACCATAGGAGTTTTAGAGAATTCCACCGTCCATACTGGTTCTTTTGGTGGCACATTGAACACTTTGAAGCTATTAATCAAATCAAAAGGAATACAGAAAGGAAAAAGCCCCGACAACTTTATATCGTTAAAGGCAGAGAAATCAAGAGAACCCTCTCCAACAATCGTTTTAGGTATAGCCTTAAGCCAACTTAAGATTTTAGCTAATGCACCAGCGATACCAGTTAGATCTGGAGTGATGGGAACTTCGGGGTCAACAACAATAGGATCGTCAATTACTGCATCAGGGTCTAAGGTTACACCATCAATCAACCCACCGTCATAAACATCTAAAATAGTTGTAAAATCATAAATACCTGCTTCCTTTTGCACAGGCTTTAAAGTAGCCGTTTCAGCTTCTAAAATACTTGCCTTGACCGCTGAAACATTTACAGAATCATCAACAACATAGCCAGACGTAAGAGTATAACCCTTATTTTTTGCATATGTAGGTGTCATATAAGTCACATTACCTAAGGTTATATAATTATTACTACCCGACGCCCCTAAAGAAGAAAAAGGGTAATCGCGATTAAGACCAAAAGAAGTTGCAAGAACAACATCTATTTTCACATATGTAGACTGATAAGAATACAATTGAAATGCATAAAAAGGAACAGGAGAAATTGACGTAATTTGTCCCCAAACTTTCGCATCAAATTCAACACCCTCAGGATAAGACTTACTATATGAAATAAGCTTATTACCCGAGTAAGAATAAGACCCCCAATCATAACTTAAAGGAACAGTAACAGGAACTAAACGTTTATCAAGTTCTTTAAAATCACGAAAAATCATACCTTCTGAAAATGTATCAGAACCAGAAGAATTAAAATAACTTCGTGCATAATCTATAAAATAATTAGCCAAAAACGCAAGACGAACAGAAGTAAGTAATATAGTAGAACCTAAGTGTTCCTTTGACAGCTCCTCAATAAAGTTATATATCTCATCATCCGACATGACAAAATCATTCATTTTATCAAACAAATCACTTGTAGAATAAACACCCGTTACAAATATACCTGACAAACCCAAAAGGGTAATTACAATCGGCACTGCCGCAGGTGCAAAAGCATAAGCCTTTTGTGGTCGATATGACATACACCCAAAAGCTACTACAACAGCCATTACAAACGCAAATATTCTCTTTCGCAAAACTAAAACCCCCTTTGCAAAACCAGCTAATCAACCCTTGGAAAGGTTAAAACCCTCCTTTCCAAGAGCAACAAAAGTATATTGCAATCTCGTACCTGTCAAGGCATAATGCAGTAGCTTATACTTGACAGGAAAAAGAAAAAGGCAAGACGGTTTTACCCGCCCCGCCTATATATGTAAAAGTGTCGGTTACAGTACATATTCAATAGCTATTCAATCAAGCACCCTTGCCAGTAAGAGAGTTAAAGACCCTCATAACCAGTCTGATAACTTTCGGACCCGCATAAATACTAAATGCAATCGGAACAATAACCAATAATGCCTTGCCAAAATCGGACGAGATAGTTCCCATACCAGCACTCATAATAGACGCAACGTCTATACCACTATCACCCTCTGCGGCGAATGCTACACTTGGAAGTGCCAACATAGATGCAGAACCCAACAGAACTGCACGACCCTTTACTTTTCCTACAGCTTCTTTAAATTTCCCCATTTTTAAAACCCCCTATTTCGTTATGTAGTTAAATAATCCCAATAATACAGCGAAACCGTAACCGACAACAAATGCAACTTTCAAACCCAGCAGACAACCGACACTGATAAGATTATTAAGCAACTCTCTAGCTATTGAAGTATCCATTTTTCACACCCCTTTAATGATTTTTGCTATTGTAGCCAATGGCAAAAACCAAGATTGCCATAATGGCAATAAGTGCAAAAAGACACATCACTGAAATTTTTGATAAGAACAGTAATGTCTGAACATCAACAACCGTCCAAGCACTTTCGGCAACTTCTACCACTGTCTCTTCCATCAGACATCACCTCATTACAGAATAATAAAACTGCCTATCAATCCGATTGAACCAAATACACGCATCCTTGGAATCTTCATTCCCGACATACAGTAAATCCAAATTGTTGATATGATTCACAATGAAAATAGGTGAAACAATACTTGCAATAGCCTTTAGACTTTCAAAAATAGACGCATCTACACGCTTATTATCAAAAACTTCTGTGCTACACATAACATTCACCCCACCTCAATGATTACTTTTTCTCAGACTGCGCAGGTGCAACCTGTTGAACTGACACAATCGAAAAATCTGTATAGGAACGTCCATTGAAGGACTTCACCGCATA